GGAGAATTTCCCGATGATGGATCGGAACTCAGCCTCGACCGTGCTGCCATGTTTGAGTTGGCAAAAGCAGCCGTTCTCCGCATGACCATTCCAGAAAAATGACACCACAAACAGAAAGGCCCAATCCAGGAGGAAAGGGCCAATCTGCTGACCAGCTCAAGTTGTCGTGTCTGGCCTTCAAATGGATTGCGGGGTGCCATTCTCAAACTGTCAAGGAAGGAGAGTGACCGGGATGCTCGGCAACACCCCGCTATTGACTTTATACACCATCTGCGATAGGATTTCAACTGTCAAGGAAAGGATTGAGTGAATATTTCCCCGATAACCCGGATTAAATCGTTCACGCACTCCTGCGCCTGGATGGTGCCAGCGGTGGAATGCCGTCTCGCTGGTGGGTACGCACCTACAAGATGCAGCGAGTCTGTCAAGTGCCCAACAAACAAATCTGGAAGTTTACGCCCTGCAAAAGCAATCTTGGTGCCGATGATGGCCTTGTCGCCGCGCCGCCGAGACCACGGGGGAGGGCAAATCAGCGGGTAAGGGTTCCCCCGCTGAGAGGCGGGCTTTCCGGGTAGCGTTGGCGGCTGGCGTCCGGTACGAAAAGGGACATTGAAAGAACCCGTAAAACCTTGCTGATTGGCTTTCAGGTTTCACTCTACTGATGCAGGGGCTACTGGTCCCTACGGGGCAGCCGCAAGTGTGTCAGAAAGGAAAAACGATGAAACAGTTTAGAATTGCTTGCCATTTGTGGGGATGCTGGTGCTCAAACGAGTATCCCGGATGCCTCCGCTGCGGAGCCGCTCTCTACGATGCCGATTTTATTCAGATCGGACGCATGGATTGGCTTGTAAGGCTTCGCTACTTCATCGGTGACGTGTTTGCCTGCATTAACCGCAAGTGCTCCGTGTGTGGAAAGCGGATGTGGTTTAAAGGTGATTCTTCATGCTGCTCTGAGAAGTGTGAAAGTGAATGGTACCCGTTTTAGGGTTTGGCCCCACTAGGGGGAGATGTATCCAACAGAAAGGCCACTTCTTAGAGAGGGTCCACGCTTTACGATCACCGTAGATTTTAACTTACAGCGGTTGGTACCAGCGTTTCGCGGAAAAGATGGGATGTACTACTTCCACATTGGCTGGTTGAGTGGTTTTATCGGATTCGGCAAAGCTCGGGATACTTTCTACGACGCCTTAGACAGGGGTTGTGGGCTATCTCCACGGTAATTTGCGGATTTTACAGAAAAGTGAAGTTACCCACAACTTACTTGCATCTTCCTATTGACAACGATCTTACAGCAGAGTAACTTCAACACATGGGAAAAAAAACGGCAGTACCAAAGCGGATTTACGCTCTGACAGACAAGGGGCGCGAGAGGATCGCCAAGGCTCAGCGTAGGCGCTGGCGGGCGTTCCGGAAGGCAAAACGGGAAGCGAAGAAGGAGCAGAGACCATGACATTTGCAGAATCATTACGAGCGTATGCCGATTGGTGCGAAATGAACCCAACCTTGGCACAGAAAGGCATGATCGATATTTACGGCGAGAGTGCAGAGCAGGCAAAGGACATCATGCTTGCTGATACACGCGCAAAGCTCGAAATAGTGCCATCCCATAACATCGTGTACCTGAATCAACAGTTTGGAACGCTGATCGTGAAGCATCTCCTGTACAAGCATGACGTGTGCAATCAATCCATCGTGGACAACAAATTGGTTGCAGTTCTCAAACCGGAGTTCGCGGAGCTGGTAAAGCCATGATCCAATACACCAGTGAACATGATATGCCGTGGTTCTCTAATCCCGATGAGCCTTGGGGCGGTTCTCGCAAGCGTATTGAGCGCGACCCCGACGAAGAGCGCGACCGGCGCATAGACGACGCTGAGACAGAGCGCGATGAGCGCGAACAGAATGGAGTGGCATGAGCAACGAGATCGCAATTCAGGAGCCGACCGCAATTCAAAAGAGGGAGATCACTCCGCTTTCACTGATTCAGGAGGCGCTTACTAAGAATGTAGCTCCAGAAGTCCTGAAAGAACTGGTGGCGCTTCAGCAGTCAATGGTCCGGTTCGATTGGGAGGCGCAGGAGCGGCAGGCAAAGATTGACTTTGACGATGCGCTAAACGATTGCCAGCAGAAGATCGGACGCATCGCTCCGAATGTCCACCGGAACGATACAAACTCCAATTGGGCAGATTATGCGCAGCTTGACAGGGCTATCCGTCCCATCTACACAGCAGCGCGGTTCAACATCACATTCTCAGAGGTTTCCCCGATAGCTCCAGGCAAGGTGCGGATTGAGGCCATGTTGTCGCGGTGCGGAGTATCACGTCCCTACTACAGCGAGATCACGCCAAGCACAACCGGCCCGAAAGGTGGAGCAATGGCAACCGCAACGGATGCCGATGCTATCGCTTCTTCGCGCTCGAAGCGGTATTTGTTGTTAGCGATCTTCAACATCGCGGTGGGCATTGACGCGCTGGAGAAGGAGGGCATACCGGAAGACGCAGTCAAGCCCTACTTGGACGCCATCGCAACCGCGCCAGATGTAGAGTCGCTCAAGCGGGTATATCTGGCCGCATCCAAGGCCGCAACCGACGCAAAAGATACGGAAGCTCTGCGGGTGTTCGGGGAAGCCAAGAACGAGCGGTTCAAGCAACTGGCGAAGGCGGCTCCCCATGCCTAGAATCGTCTTTGGAGAACAGCACGGCCCCGATGGACAGCCGACAATGGAGTGGATGAAGCTACGGTGTGGCCGCATAACGGCGTCTCGCCTTGGCGACGTGATGGCCTACAGCAAGCAGAAGAGCAAAGAAGGTATCCCGCTAAAAGCCCGTTCTGACTACGCGATAGAGTTGCTTTCCGAACGGCTGACCGGCCTTTCCTCAAACCACTTCGTCACGAACGAAATGAAGTGGGGAGCAGAGCAGGAGGAATATGCCCGGTCCGCATACGAGCAGCGGTGCAGCCTGATGGTGGAGCCTGTATGCTTCGCGGTTCACCCGGCGCTGGACTTTACCGGAGGATCGCCCGATGGACTTGTTGGCGACGATTCGGGGATTGAGATCAAATGCCTTACCACAGGGCGGCATCTGGGAATCTGGAAGTCGCGTGAAGTTCCGCAAGAGTACGCCGACCAGATTCAATGGAATATGGTGTGCTGTGAGCGCGAAAAGTGGGATTTTGTTTGCTTCGATTCGCGTCTCCCTGCACACCTTCAGTTGCTCGTGATTCCGGTTGCCTACGATGAAAAGCGCGTGGCCGAACTGGAAGCGGAAGTATGCAAGATAAACGCCGAAGTCGAGCAGATGATCGAAGAGCTTAACGTATAACCGTTCTGATTCACCCGAGGAGAGCAGCAATGCCTGAAGCAACAGCAGCAAAGAAGACGCGCACGAAGCCCGGATTTGTCAGTCGGTACGTGCATATCCCGCAAGCATCGTGGGATAAACTCACAGCACACATCGACAAGAACTGCCTACATGAGGGGAAGTTTATCTCGCAACTTGTAGCGAGGGCCGTGGACGAACTGAAGTAGTCAACCAAGAAGGGAACTGAAATGCCAGGCTCGAAGAAGAAGTACGTAATCGTTCGTACCTATAGCGCCGGAGTCTTTGCCGGTACGCTCGTTTCCCGCGATGGGAAGGAAGTGCAACTCGCAGATGCGCGACGGTTGTGGTATTGGTCCGGTGCCGCATCGCTTTCGCAACTCGCAGTCGATGGAACCTCCAAGCCGAAGGAATGCAAGTTTCCCATCGCGGTCCCATCAGTCACGCTCACCGAAGCCATTGAAATTCTTGATGTAACTCCGAAAGCGGAGGACTCAATCAAGGGTGTCCCGATATGGCGAAACTAGGCGACGGCTCCGGCTACGGCGACGGCTCCGGCGTCGGCTCCGGCTCCGGTTACGGCTACGGCTCCGGCGACGGCTCCGGCTCCGGCTCCGGCTCCGGCTACGGCGACGGCGACGGCGTCGGCTACGGCTACGGCGACGGCTACGGCTCCGGCGTCGGCTCCGGCTACGGCGTCGGCGTCGGCTACGGCTCCGGCTCCGGCGACGGCTCCGGCTCCGGCGACGGCTACGGCTCCGGCTCCGGTTACGGCTCCGGCTCCGTATACGGCGACGGCGTCGGCGAATAATTCACCCCAGGGGCAGTGCAAGCTGCCCCGCAACCCTACGAGATGCAATGAGCCAGTGTAAGCGATGTTCGATAGACGACCTACGATGGGTCCAGACGGATGGCAAATGGCGGCTCTACGCAGGCGAAACGCTCCATGTATGCCAGTGGACCAAACCGCCCGTCAGAACGCCTCAGAAAGCACAGAGCGCGTTTACCGCGGGTGCGGCGAAGTGGGAAGCGAAGCAGCCGAAGAAAGAGCCGTTCCCGTGTGATGCTGATGGAAACTGGCAACACCCGTGGTGGAATTTCATCGAAAACGGCTCGCCTACGATGCGCTTGGTGCGAGTTGATCCAAGACATTTGATGACTGAAATCATACCGTGAGGGGTTTATGGGCTATAGAGGATGGCACGGAGTCACGGACCGCAACCACGTTCTTCTAGCGTGTTCCTATGAGCCAGTAGAAGGGACCTTGGCGCTCCGCTTCAACACAGGGATTCTGATGTATTTTGGGGTTCCAGAGAACATATACGAGCTTCTAATCAAAACTCCATTTGCGCTCAAGGAGTACAACAGCCGGGTGCGTGGACTTTTCCCCGGTGTAGATGTGAACGGAACACCGATGCCCTGCAATCCTGATGGACCGCTTCCAAAGAAGAAACTCAAGCGGGTGCAGGAAGTACCAGACGGTGACGCCAAGCCGCAAATGTCGCTGTTTGCGCTTCTGGACCTGAAGAAGAAAAGGAGAGGACATTAAAATCACCGCCGAGCAAGCCTGTGCAAACTATGCTGCTGATCGTGAAGCTGTGAAGCAGTGGACCGCCATCATGAAGGCTAACCCCTGCACCCAATGGGAGAAGAACCGGGATGAGATCGGAACCGGCCTAAAGGAAAGCTCTGAATGTATCTCTCTTCACTGGGCAAACTACGGCATGGGAGATGGACCTATGCTAAAAGAAGAGGGCATGTGCGCTGGATGCCGCGCATCTCTCGCCGCATATCATTCGCGGAAGATCGCACGCCAGCGGTTTGGGGTATCGAAGCGTACTGTTCTGGCAATTGGGAAGCGACTCAACAGAGAAGTGGTGAAGCCATGAGCAACGAATACCCCTACTATTACGCATGGGGACCGTCACCGATGAGGCCTCTTGACCGTAAGGGGAAACTCTGCCGGGTAATATGCCGTGGGACCATGAACTCTTGCCTGCTGGAATTTCAAGATAAGTTTAGGGTTGTGACAAGCCGCAATGCTCTGAGAAAGGTGAAACTTCCATGAACAACACCGAGATAGACCCGACCGCCCTCAATGGCGAAGTGCTTAGCCTCCTGAGAGAGCATCACGCATGGCATACGCCCTACACGCTACGCCAGCGCATCGAGGCACTGACGGGACGGTGGGTGTCCGACAGCACAATTTCTAGCAGGATACGTGACCTGCGGCTGGACAAGTACGGGGCGCACCAGATCATTACGGAGCGGTTGCCGCACTCGCACACTTGCAGGTATAGGCTGGTGGGGAAATGAGCAATGACCGCAAGCACGTACTCTGGCAGTGCCCACTTTGCCACATCTTCATGTCCGGGTTTCTTCTACCAGGTGCCTCAACGGTTCGGTTCTGCGGGGGAATTCCAACAGGACCGATAGAGTGCAACAGCGACGGGTCACCAAAGCTGTGTGGGGGGCTGATGAAGGTAATCATGGACAATCGGCCACTGACTGACCAGGCGCGAGTGATGGACGCAACCGAATCAGGGCAGAAGGCTAGAATCATCGCAGCGTGTGAGGCCGCTATCAAGGCAGTGATCGCCGGGACGGGAACGGCGGCGGATGTGTTGGAAGAGATGGGAAACGGGTTGAAGGGAATCAGAAAACAGAAAGCGGCGGTGAAGGCATGAACGAGATGCAAAGCTTTGCACCTAAGGCATCGATGATTCTAGGCCCTGATTTTCAGGCCATAAGGCAATTGGGCAGGGCAGAGGCAGGAACGCGCCTGAAGGCCATCCTGACCTCGCTGGTGGGGGCTGAGGAGCACGCGCTCGACACTATCTTCCATGTGCGGCTGCAATGCTTTCGGATGGTGCGAGAGTTGGAAACGTGGAAGGACGATGTGGACCCAGAAATGGACCGCCCATTCAAGTCGCTTGACCGTTGGACGGAGTGCTTCTTTCCTGACCAGCCGCGGTATGCCAAGGCAGCGAAGGCGGCAGATGAGTCCTTGGCCGGCGTGCCGATAGAGACGATCAACAAGATCAGCGTGTCTAACCTGATGCTGCTCTCCAGTCCCGGCGTGTCGGAGAAGGTGCGCACCAAGCCAGACGTATTGCAGACTGCGCAGACCTCCACCAAGAGGGGTTTGCTAGATTACCTGAATGAGAAGCACCACCAGAAGCTAGAACACGCTGAGCCGGTGATGCTGCCCAAGGATGGGAAGAGCCGGTTCGATTTGGCGGTAACGATGGCCTTGGCCTTGGATGCAAAGACACAGCCAGAGGCAATCGAGTACATCGCTGAGACGTATATCAGTGAGAACGCGGTGCGGTACGAGAACTGGCTTGAGGAGAAGAAGGCATGAACGATTCCACAGTTTCCGCCGAATGTGCTCATGGTTGCTGTTCGGCTTGTGAGTTCGAGGATTGCGCTTGCGATTGCCATATTGAGTGCATCCATGACGGCTGTGATCTCGGTTGCGTTCATCTTGAGGATGACATTGACGCGCCAGATGAGACAGATGTTTGCCCGCACGGAATAACTTTCGATGAAGAGTGCGAAGCGTGTGAAGAAGATTCAAAGCTGTGTGGATATAGGGATGTGTTCGATTCTGAAGGAGAACAATGAGTGACGATGAGATGGTTGTCAAGTCTGTTTGGAAGAGTGCCCGTGCGGTGCTAGATTGGCCGGGGATGGTAACGATTCGCCGCTTTAGCCCGTTCAAGAATGAAAAAGTCGAGGGCCACGGAGCAACAGAAGCGGAGGCGTGGAAGAATACGGCTGACAAGATTCGCGCTATCTGGGCGCAAGATTTCGGGAACGGTGAGGAGCAGAAGGCATGATTGCAGCATTATTCGTAATGAAAAACGGGTGTTATTGGAATCTTGAGGATGTGGACCCATGGGATGAAGAACGGGATGCACGACAGTACGCCGGACCTTATCGCGTGGTGGCTCATCCTCCCTGCCAGCGATGGGGAAAGTTTTGGGCAGGACAACCACTTCATATCAAGCTCACCGGTGAACGCAAAATTAAGGGCGATGATGGTGGATGCTTCGCTTCCGCGCTTGCTTCCGTAAGAAAGTGGGGTGGCGTCCTTGAACATCCTTGGGGAAGCCACGCATGGCCTTGCTTTGGGGTGAAAGTCCCGTCTCGCAAGGGTGGATGGATTACTGCCGACAATTGCGGTGGTTTTACTTGCTGTATAGAGCAGGGACGCTATGGACATTACGCCAGAAAACCTACACTTCTACTCGCTTATCATGTCGCACTTCCCGAACTGGAATGGGGAGAAAGTGAAGCGCATCTCGATCCCGCTGTAGTCGAGCGTATGGGGTTGAAAAGAGCAAAGCGTTTAGGTGAATTGGGTTCTCGTGGAGGCGGAAAGAATAGTGCTCCGCGTATTGGAACTCCTCCCGCATTCCGTGATTTGCTCATTTCCATAGCAAAGGAGGAGCAGAAGGCATGATTGTACGTCAAAAACATTCAGGTGGCAGGCCCAAAGATGCGGTGATGGACGCCTATGCCGAGCGGTACAGGTTGAGCAACA